TGCATTCCCCATGCTTCAGCAGTTTGTTTATTACATGGTATCCCACTCGGATAACCTTTCTGATAAACAACAAATTGACATGGTAACCAACTTTCTCTGGCTATTTTATTACCCTTCTTCGCCATCTCTAAGGCAATTCCAAAAGTAAGATTGTTACATTCCTTGTAAGATTCCTCAAACACTCCCTTGGGCGACCAACTTTCATATCCATCTGAATATATTACTTTGTAACCATCAGGTGTATTTTCATTTAAGCTATTATCACCTACTGCTTTCTCACATCCCGGAACAAATTCTGCCTTTACTATCTTCGTGCCAATATACTGTTTCATTTGTCTTATTCCTCCTCTTCTACATCTACTCTTTCAGCTTCTCCCTCTATAGAGAACATGGGATACTCTCCTGATTTCACCTTTTTCCAAACATCATCATCTGTGACTTTAAATCCTATCCACCAGCCTATAGGAAGTGTGCCTCCTTCAATTCCCATAGCCTTCATTTTTTCTTCAGTAAAGACAACACTTTCTATAAGAACCGCACATCCGCCTCTCTCGTGCATTTCTCCGCCCTCACGATATAATTCAACAAAATTATATGCTGCTTTCTCAAGGTCTTCCGGATCAATCATATCTTCCTGCCAGTCCTCAATCTGTTCCCCATTCTCCGTAACAGATACATTTGCCCACCCAAAAGCAAGCCGTTTATCATCCTCGGATTTTTGTATAGTAAACTTCCCCTTTAATACACTTCTAGAAGTTTCCTGCTTGTTATCCACATTTTGGGATTCATTATTTTTGTGTATATCAATCAGATCTGATAACTTAATCACTTAATCGCCTCCTTACTACTTTTCTAAGTACATAACAGCACATGCACATCTTTGATGCGCCGGCGGGATAAGGATTGGCGCAAATTTTCTATTTTCCAATTTTCCTTTCCCTTCGAGGCTGAATGTTTCATCCATTTCTGATTCTTCCCCCTCAAGCGCCCGGCATATGACACATACTTTATCATCACCAGAAGAAATCCATTTTTTAACCATCCGCCCCATAAATCCTTGCTCTTGTGCCTGTCTGATTCCCAAATCATGACCTTGGTTATAAGCATGAGCCGTCTCTGTCCGGGCAATCATGTCCGCTCTACTTCTATGTTGCTTTTCAGCATATTTAATAGATGCTTCCCTAGCTTTCCTCTCAATGGTTGTTTTTCGCATTTTAGGATGTTCTTCTTTTAGTTTTTCTTTTACAGAATTATAAAGTTTTAGGTTTGCCTCTGCTTGAGGTTTTGTCAGACCCACACATGGTCTAATTAACTTTGCAAGCTCATCCGTAGACATACTTTCTATAACGCTTCTCTCTAAAAACACCTTAATAGCTTCTTTCTGTTCATCAACAACCCCTGTGACAAACTGCGCTCCATGCTCTTTAATCCAATTAATAACATTGTTGTGCGAATTATGGAAAATGAATCCATCAATATTTGACAGAACGCTGCTTTCTGCTGCCCCGGCTTCTAATGATTGTTTCCAGACTATATTCAAATGTCCCGATACAAGGTTGGAGTAATCCTGCTGCCACTGCTCAATCAGAGAATTGGATACCTCCCCTGATAATATCAATTCTCGTATCTCCTTGTACGTGAATGCAGCTGACTGAGCCTTCCAAAATGAAACAAGAATCTGTACAGGCTCATCACAATTTCCATTTAGATAATTTTCAATCTTATCAAGAACCGCCTGAGCTTCAGCACTGCGCTTTATTATGCTCACCTTAGGAGACCTGAAAATAAATGTCATATGCTCACACCCTTCCAAGCATTTTTTTAGCCTGTTCAATCTGGTCATCCGGCAACTCTTCCTCAATTTCAGAATCTTCAGGATTTACAGGTGGATTGGGCTGTTTTGCCTGTTCTTCACGTTTCGGATCCCTAGGGCGACTGTCCGTTGACCTGGAAGGCAGATTACCTACTTCTCTTATATGGTCTTCGAGCGCATCATCTGGTATTAATATTCCCGTTCCCACCATATCTTTAATAAATGTTCCTACCCTTTGAAGGTCTGTATCTTCGATATCTCCATGATTTAAAAATGGATAATCAGTAATACCATCGAAATGCTTTCCGTTTATGTCAATTAAGGGAGGAATCCCTTGATTATTAAACGTTTCACAAATGATATCCAGATACGCCCCTATTGCAACAGAAAAAAGCTCTGTCTTATCAGCACTCAGGGCAAAACTACCTACTTTATTGTGCCCAAGCATAATGAAATCAGCCAACACCGTCATTGCAATTCGAGTATCGTATCTACTTATAATAGCGTTTGTGTCAAATTGCCTTGCTCCCCCTGTGCTAAGTAATTTCAGTTCATACCCATTAGGTAATACTACACCTTCATATTCATCCCGCCTGATTTTTTTCACCATATTAGTAAGTGCCGCATAGATTTTTTGAGCATCTTCGTCCTCGTCAGACCAAAGGTCTAATCCTTCTGGTCCATAAAAAACTGGCAGTCCTGCAAGATCCCTCTCAATGCCTATCGCCTCAATTTCTTGAATCCGGCGCTTGAAGTACCATGAACGATACGCATTCCTCAATATACTGCGCCCTTCCGGATTATCTTTTATATCCTCTGTCCGGAATAACATTGCTTTCTCTATCGGAATTGTTATCAGTCCAAAGTCCGGGGGCGGCATCTGTGTCATTCCCAGAAGATTATCTTCATGGTCATATTCCCATTGATACAATGTATCCTGGGAACGGATCGGAATCTTTTTCCACCCGATAAGGCCATCCGTGTACTTACTTCTTGTGTTCGGGTTCTTTGTCTTTCCCATTCGCCGTTTATATACAACCTCGTGAAAACTCCAGCCATATGTAAGAAAAGACAAAACACTACTGATCGTATCCGTCCATGTTTTCTGCATATCATCCATACAGCTTTTTACGAATTCAGCAGCTTCTTTATCTTTCTGTGAATCCCCTCCTGGTTCCACGTACCATTTAACATTCCGTATTAACATTTTAATTGCAAAAAGTATGGCGCCGACAGTATCATCATTATTGGCCATCTCTGTATACATCTTAATGCCTTTTTGCCCCTGCAGGTCTTTTAAAAATTCTTCATAAAAGGTACCGCCATAACGTTTCTGGCCAATCCTTCCTGTTTCCTTCATGTATGACATGATGTCCAATCCTCCTATCTTTTCCAATAACTTGATTTATCAAGAGCTGCTCCGACCTTAGCATTCGGTGCACTTCCTGTATATTTTTTGATCTTTCCTAAATAACAACTTAACGCCAATGCATCCGCCCGGTCCGGGGAATCCAATCCTCTTTTCTTCATGTCTTCCTTACTCTCTAATTGTAACTTTCCGTTACTTGCCATAAAATACTTTCGGGATGATAACTGCGCTACTGTCTCCGCATCATCGTCTATTTCAATCTCTTTATTTTCGAGTAACTCCCTGACAACGGCCCACATATGTGTAGTTAAATTATTATAATGCTCCGCTGCGTCCTTGCCAGCCTTCGTATCTGTCTCAATTCTTTCAGCTGCATTAACAGGTACCACGAACAGACGGTGCAACTTTTGTTCCCGTTTAACCTCACGTAAACGGTCCGTTACTCCACCACCAAGACCAGTATCATCAATATTTACATATATTCTGCCTTTGTAGTCCGGAAACTCTTTCAGAATCTTCCGATACTGGACAACAATATCTCCAACTGTGGCCATCAAGTCCTGTCCTCTGCGTTTAGCCACAATTTTCAGTTTTCCACGAGCATTTCTGTATATTACGGTCTCATCATTACCAAAACGGGCTACATCCACACCAAGAATAATGTGTGGGAGTAAATTATTTTCATTTAGCTCATGTATCCTGCTGCCGCACTGTTCTATAATTGATAATGCTATAAAAACATCATCTTCCTGGTTCGGAAATTCGCCCCTGACACGAACACGGACAACATTACTTTCCCATCCATACTTCTTTACCAGAGATTCAATGTTCTCTTTGCTAGTTCTTTTGCTGTCTACTGCCGAAACCGTATGGCATTTATACAGTGCTCTATCTGAAGTGTGGCTATCATAGAATGATCCATTTATTTTTGTTGGATTTCCACACATTAATAATTTATTGTTCTTACCTGACAGGGTACCCAGGATTGCTTCCATAATAGGCTCTGCAATACCAGATGCTTCATCGACGATGAAAAGCATGTTATCCTCATGAAAGCCTTGCATATTCTCAGGTTTGGTCGCCGTTCTTGCTGTCGCAAACCACCGCTTTTCACGACCATACATGTAGATATACGTTTTGGTCCATTTCAGGATTGCTTTTAACAATGGTGAACGTTCTTGCCACTTCGCTGCTTCGGACCATAAAACATCATGTAGCTGCTGTTTTGTTGGAGCTGTAGCAACGATTCTCGGATATGGAAAACACGTCAAAAACCAAAGAAGTGCAACAGCCTCTATACCAGTCTTTCCAACACCCTGACCAGACTTTATTGATACTTTTGGGTTTTCAGCCAGATCCATAAGTGCTATGCATTGCCAATCGTCTGGCTCAAATTTCAGTACTTCCCTTGCATACAACACCGGATCTTTTTGGTAAAGAGGAATACGCTGTGTGAAAAATTGCTTTCTTAATAATGCATTATTTGCATTCATGAGCTATCACCATCCTTTGGATTTTCACCCATGATGCTTGCTATCCAATCGTCAACCAGTTCATTTTCTTTACCACTATTATCATTCTGAATACGTTCAGTTTCAGCCTTGATTTTTGCTATACGTGCCTTTTGTTCTTCTGTTACGCTATCCCAATTAGCATGTAACATTTCATCATATTGGCGAATAAGCGAGCGTAATTCTGACATTGCCCTAGCTTGGGCTGTGAGAAATGTAGCTTGCCTATCCCAAGGAAATTGAAATTCCCATTCTACCTCATTTTTATCCCCTCCTTTAGATATTTTTTTGATCTCTTTAATCATTTCTTCTTTATTTTCAACATACATTACTCTTTGAGCCCTTAATATGGCAGCATAAGATATCTGAATGTTTTCCCATAGAATATCAAGTGGATCCTTTATATTAATCTCTTCAATAATAGAAAGAGCTTCAGGAGGTAGGTACTTTGAAAAAAAGCCATATGTTTCGGCATTCTTATTTCTTTTGGGAGCACCGGCACCAACTGCATTTTTATTTCCAACGGGTGCACCCTTTTTCCCCTTAGAAGGTGCACCCTTTCTCCCTGCAGGTGCACCCTGAACCGTTTCCTTATTTTTCGCCTTATCACGATTTATCCAAGACTTGATTGTATTTATAGAAATCCCTGTTTTTTCAGCCAATTCCTTGGGTTTTTTGCCCTTTCGGTATTCCTCCAAAACCTGTTCTTTCATCTTTGTATCTGTCGGAGCTCTTGCTTCATTCACCATCACCACCTCGCTATTAGTTTGTTTTGGAATTAGGAGGGGCTAAAGGTGCACCCTCTGCCTGTTCGGCTTTGGTTTATATAATACATTTTTATATTTTAGTAATAAACTCTGCTTTGCTAAAGCCTTCATATCCTTTTGTCATCATTTGAAGAAAGTCCTCTTTTGTAAAATCAGAAAGTCTAAACACTTCTTCTGGTTTCATACCAAGCTGCTTACCTATCTCTTGAACCGTTTTTCCCTCATCCATAAGTTCTTTCACAATCGCTTTCATAGGCTCAAGTAAGTGCGTACCCCTTGCCCTGTTGTGGGTGACTGTTCCATAGATGTTTCCCGCCTTATCTTTATGATCAACGAATACAATTAGGACTTTACCACCCAGACGTTCATAAAGTGTTCTCTTATCAGTCTCTCCGGGAGGAACATATGTCCAATCAGGGCTGGAAACGCTCCATCTATGAAAACCATCAATAATTACATAATCAGGACGTACCACAATTGGCAATGTCCATCCATTCGCAAATATAGATTGAGTCAGCAGCTCTAAATTCTGCCTTGACACTCTATTCGGATTATAGTTATTTGGTTTTAACAAATTCCTGTCTACCCATTGCTGAGTGGTTGAAGGCATAAATAATTTATCCATTCTTATTCGCCTCCGTTCTCTTCGCCTCTGAAATGTACTTACCGTAAACCCTCTGATAAAGAGCCCTGAATGTTCTGGATTTTGGATCACCCGAAATAAGCCCTTCATATATCGCTTTAAAATCCTTTTCATCCGCAATAGTCGAAACAGACATAAAAAAATTACGGTATTTATCCGCAATTTTCCTTTTATGAGGTGTTGTAAAATATATATCCATATTAGTAAATAACTTAATCAACTCTGCCTTATAATCTTTAGGCGGTGTATTATCTTCCATTTCTTTGCGTTTCCTGGAACTTCGGCCAAACATTTCACTATCCCAATATAATGCAGCAAGATAAGCATTTGGTTCCCTCCGTATTACCCGGTCCATAAGATCAGGATAATATTCATTCATTTTTACCAAGCTCTTTGCTGTATCTACTGAAAAGAACTGTGATACTCTAAGCTGTCCCCGGCCGGTACCCGATTGCCACAGGTATAAATAAATATCTGGTATATCAACATGTTCCGTAAGCAGATATAGCCATACGTCTTTATCAATCCAATCGTATATCGGAAATACCTGGTGTTTGTTCGTCATGCTTTTACCGGTTTTCATCATGGAAGCAATGTTTTGCAGCCTTTGGACAGATTCTGCTGTTCTTATACCTGTTATTGTTATACCTCCTGCACAGGTTCTAGGTAAAAAATCCTGATAAGCATCAATTCTCGGTCGTAATAGTGGATGGGTTCGAATAGCAAATGCCGGTGGTTGCCTCACCCATACATTTTGTTTCATGCTGTCCCAGCAGATAAAGGTTTCATCGTTAGACAAGTCATTGAAGCAATTAAAATGTTTTACTTCACAGCAATACCATTCAAATTTTCCCCCCATTATAAGGAATTTCTTCCGCCATTCCTTTACCTTTTCTTCAATACATGGAAATATGGCTTCTTCGTCTATAAACTGTACTATAAGTTGTGACGGATCGATCTCTCCACGTTGCACAAGATTAAGAATAAGCTGTGCTATACATAGACTGTCTTTTCCACCGCTAAAAGACATAAAGACAGGAAGCCCATTCAAGAAAACATTTTTAATCCGGATCTCTGCTGCTTTAACAATATCAATACTGGCCACACATCGTTTTACAGCCATATCTTCTCACCACACTTCGAACAGACAACAAACCTCCGTACTTCGGTAGCCGATTCATTCCCTGCCGGCGAGTTTAAAGTTCCTTGATTAGCTGGTTCTGGAACTGTACTTACTTCACTTCCGGTTGGTTCGCTTGCGAGGTTTTCCGCAATTCTTTGTTCCCGTTTCTCATTGCTTTCTCTTATACTTTGAATCTCTTGTTCATCTAAAGTACCGTATTCCGAAATCTTTTCAGTTATTTCATCAGCATCCGAAACCATCTGCCGTAGTATTTCTTCATCAAAGCCTGGTATATCCAAATCACCCTGCAGATCCATCAGAAAGTCATTGAGCGTATCCAAGTTCTCGATACCCAAGGAAAAAATCTTGTTATCCGCTATCATAAGCTTTTTCTTTTGGTTTTCCGTGAGATTCGTGTACTGGTAACACTCCGCTTCTTCTCGACCCATACGTTGCAATGTTTCATATAGACCATTTCCGGCCAAAATAACATTTTTTTCATCAATTACGATCGGGCGAAGCTGCCCGAACATATTGACACTCTTCTCAAATTCTATTAACTGCTTTTCTGTGTGGATCCGAACATTCTTTTCTGGTTGTACCAGTTCTGATAGCCTTTTGATGATTGTTTGCATTTTAAATCCTCCTTAGATTTTCTAAAGGAGTTAAGACGTATGAAACCGCCTGCAAACGGTTGAAATCATTTGATGTTAAGTGTCTTCAAATACTTTTTAGCACTTGGAATACTCTTTGCAGCCTCCTGTATTATACCAGGATCAATCTCACATATTTCTTTCCAAGCATTTTCTAATGAACCGGTCCACTGCCGGGCCGGCCATGGGTGGGTGCCACACAGGTACCCGTTGCACCAATCATAAATAGGCGGCATTGGCACATTGTTATAATGTATATATGCCAAAACCGCCTCATGCTTCCATCCGGCCAAAGGGCTGTACCTTGTCACCCCTTTACCATCCGTATAAATATTGCTGCCTTTCCCACAGTAATTCCCGTCTGCCCTCCGACGCCCAAGTAATATCATATCCAGACCATGAGCCTTATAGTATTTTGCCTGGGCCCTATGCTGCACAATAGCAAACCACCTGGCAGCTATCTTGCTGTCTTTAGGAAATAACATTTCCGGATGCTTCTGCAGCCACTCCATATTCTGTCCGGTATTGATGACCTCCAGACTTTCCGGTTTATTATCCTCCACCCAAGACATGAATGCAGGATATTCCAAATCACATACGGCTAGCATACAATCAGTAATACCCGCCATCCGGCATATTTCTCCGAGTACCAGGCTATCTTTCCCGGCACTCCATGCATAGGCCGCTTTCTTGCCGGCGGTCTGCTCTTTGATCTCCTCCACCGTGGCGGCTACCAGTTCATCCAACTCTGCCTTAGATACCAGCTCTTCTATTTGTGCTATAGCTTTCAACCAATCATCATTTTTAACAGACTGTTTTCTACCGAGTATAGCTTTCATGCTGTACCTCCCATCTTGAAATAAGGATAGCTGCTAATCCGCTCAACAGCACTGTTATCAGGCTACCTATAGTTTTATATAGGGACAGGTTATAAACGTTCCCATAGGCGAAAATAGGAAGCCCTACAGCCAAGGCAGCAAGCACCCCTATAATAATTCCTCTTGCAGTCAATTTGACTTTGCTTAGAGTAAGGATTGTCGGGAGTAGGGTACTTGCCCGGAGCGTACCGTAAAAAAGAAATAAATGTGTTACCGTTAATCCGGGGATACTTGCTATTAACAATCCGGCTATCAATAAGAGAAGCATTGATAACCTGGATATTTTGATACTGCTTTTCTTAAATATGTCTGTTGTCAAAGATGAGATAGCGCATAAATTACTGTCTACTGTAGACAGCAATCCGGATATGACCATAAATAAAAAGGGTATCATTACCCATTTAGGAAAACGATACAGAATGTATTCCATATTCACCGTTCCAGTATCGGCAGGGGAAAAGCCTGTGCCAGCTGCAATAAATCCGATAATGCCCATGCATAAAGGTACTATTCCAAAAAGGACAGCACCTAAACCGAATGCCTTACCAATTTTACCTTCTCGGATAGAGAATGCCCTTTGCCAAAAGCATTGATCTCCGAACGGACCGGAAATTAAGCCGATAACAGATGGCAATCCGAATCCCAGGAGTATCTCTTTTCCTTTGGTAGAGAATAAACTTGTATATTCTCCGCTTTGTCCACCTAAACCAGATAATAAGTCTGATACACCATTTCCTTTTATTAAAATGCAGGCAGCCAGTCCAATACCGGTTAATAGGATAAATACCATTTGCACTGCATCCGTTGTGACAGATGCTTTGATGCCGGAAAATTGAGAATAGGAAAAAGCAATAACAGCAAGGGCAATTATCATTGTAGAATATGGTAATCCTGTTATTATACTTAGCATTTTCCCACCGGCCAGTAACTGAACTCCAGTTGAAAAAACAGACAAAGCCATAAGTTGAAACAAATATACCCGTCTTACACCATTGGAATTGTACTTCTGCTTCATGTAGCCAGATAATGTTATCCCCTTTGGTAGCTCTTCCCTAATGCTTTTTGCAAATGGGATAAATAAAATAAGGCATAATACATTCGGTACCAGAAACCAAAACAGTCCAACGATACCTTCTGTAAATGCCTTTTCAGTTGATACAAATAATGCCGGCGCCCAAATCCACGTTGTTGCTATACTAAGAGCGGATTTAATCATACCCATATTTCTATCTGCAACAAAAAAACTCTCGGCATTCTTTTCCCTTTTTGTAAACAATACAGTAACTGCAATCATAATGATTGCATAAATAATTAGGACTATTAGTCCATTCATTAGCAATCCTCCTTCAAATTTTATAATCGAAGGGGCATATGCTTCCCACTTTATGTTCACTCTCCTTTCCGGTAAAGATTGCATGAAAAAAGAGCTGTCAGCACATTACCAAACAGCTCCTTGATGTATAATTAAAATTTTACAGATACAGTTTAACACAGGTCATATTGTAAAGGCAATGTAATTATTTTGTAGAAAGCGGTTTGTATGTAATTACATAAAATCCTCCTATGATTTTTCTTTTATTCCTTCTTTTACTGTATTCTTGAATAATGATCCTTTAATAAATCAATCCATTTGTGTATCAATTTAAGCATTATTCTACTATTTAAATCTTTAAACTCTCCCAAATAATTTAACGAAATTATGCCTATCGACTCTGCGGCATATATTGCAGGCGTATCAATTCCATACATCTCAGGACCTATACCAGTTGCAACTTTTTTATAATTTCCAAACCTACGTAGAGTTCCTTCGGTACAAGCATGTATCGCTATACTTGCAGACTCATAGGTTTTTTTCCAATGCCGGTTCTTATGCTTGCATTTATTAAAAATTGCATTGAATGTTATATAATTTTCTTCCGGATATCCTTCAAAGCAGGGCAAACTCCTTGCCCAATCATAGTAATTTTTAGAATCTTTGTGCTTATAAAATTTTTCACCAGCCTCTTCCCCATTTTCTGCAATAAATTGAGACAGAACTCCAAGTTCATATAAGGTCCTCCATCTAGCCCAAGCACCATCTGCAAGCCCCGCAGATACAAGGGTTATAACCTCTAAGTACACTTGGCACCCTCTTATATAAATTTCACTAAGACTTTTCATTAAAAAAGAATTGCCTTGGTTTCTTTGATAGCTTTGTAATATCTCTTTACACATATAATACATTATCTTAGATAATCTTAATGCCTTTCCCCATTTATCTATGAATTTTCTATAAAACTCCTCATCGCCTCTTTCACTATTTTCTATTATAACCCTTGCATTACTTTCAAAATTATTACAATACATTTCTGCAGAGACATCAATTATGCCTAAAGATAGTTCTGTAAAATAAGTTTTATCAAATTTATCAATTATCTCTTCTTCACTACGGCCGATTTCTATTTCATCGGATAACCACTTTTCCACTGATTCCATAAGATTATCCATGTGTTTATCATTCATTCTTCTTATCTCCTTTTTTTATTTAATAATACACTTTTATTCACCAACTATCAATATTCAATTATCAATGTACTGTAATTTTTTCTTTCGAGCAGAAACCAGCTTCTGTTATAATAATTTTAATCCATCCACACCAAATATAAGAGCAGATAGACGCTCGATCGCAATACGGCTGTCAGAGTAAACATTTTCTTTTGACATATTCTGTTTTTTTGCAATCTCTTTTACATTTAATACTTGATCTGCAATATACATATCGTATATAACTTCATACCTCCTTCTATCCAACTCATTTGCCGATTTTTCGCAAAAAGATTCATACAAAGAAAGCATAGTATCAATATGAGTGACAATAATTGCCGTTCTGGTCGCACTTCTTTTTATTGAATCAACTATTACTTCATCATCATAAATGTTCATCATGCTGCAGAGAATATCCGCTGCTGATTCTTTCATTTGGCTCCTGCCAAAAATAGAGCTGTCTGCATTTTCCCTAAGCATATGATAATTTCTCATAAGAAGTTTTGTATTATGCAGCCTTTTATCAATTGCTTTATTATGCATTGTCTTACGTTCAGCATCCAATGTATTGATTGCCGCTTTAGCCCCAACCTCGGCTGCTTTGCTGCACAAGCTGTCTAATTCTTCTTTTGTAAGTGTAACCAGAACAACTTCTCTTTTTATTTCTTTCTTAGTATCCATATGCGCCCTCGCCCTCCTAAAATATTTAAATATTGAGTTTTTAAACAAAATAAGTTATAATATTTTTGTCTTTGGGGGAGTTGCGAAAGCACTCCTCTTTTACTTTGGAATGATACATGGGAAATCTCCAAGTGCCATTTGACCCGGAATATTTTCAGACGTCCTATGTTCCGGATCTATCGGTGATGTTCTTATCTTTTTCATCTTAACAATTTCTGCAATCTCTGCCCAGCATACCGGTCCATAACCTCGTTCGATGCTTTTTGAATCCTTCAATTTTCTTCCGCATTTATTGCACACCATCTTTCTTCGCCCTTTCTCTGCTCATGAAATCATCCCACGTCTCCGTATCAAATTCATTCCGTTCTTCATTGAATGTCAGGTGTAGGAATGTATTGCAATCATGGCAGCTTCCATGACCCATATTAAAGCCGAATCCAGTCATCATAATAGATTTACAAATCCATAACTCTGCCCCACAAACAGGGCAAATGCCCTTATATCTTGGTCTATTATCTTCCATCAGCTACCTCCATTCATACTTGCTCTTGACCAGCGAGTGATCTTTACAGGATCAAAAGCCGCATTGCAGACAGGACAATGTGGATGGCAGTTATCTTTCAAATAGTGTGCCTCCATTTCTTTGAAAATAGAGTTTTTCATCCTTCTTTTTAGCTCTTTGTCTGCCATTTCCCCAAACATCACCGACTTATCATGTGCTTTTCGTTGATAATCTGTATATAGGATCATCCGTTCTGTCAGGGTCACAAGAACATCAAAGGCATCAATTACCGCTCCACAGTCTATGCACATTACAATTCTGTTTACTGTATCTACCTCGTAGTGTGGTGTTTTACACTTACAGAGTTTTTCCTTACCCTTGTTAACCTTGCAAAGATTGAAAGAAATTATTTTATTTTCATCCGTTACTATGTATGGATTATTCAATATTCTACCTCCTACATTTCTAATGATTGTTTAGTTTCGTCAATGTATTTGATAGCATTCACAAGCTTTACTTTCAAATCATCTAATTCCTTAGGATAAGTCCTAGATAATTCTTCATCCAGTTTTTCAACCAAATCATCTCTCCACCATGAAACAATTTTATGTTTTTTCAAAACCTCCTTAATATCGTGTAGTAAATCCAAATCCTCCTTAGAATGTTTGAGTAAATCAAGTTCTTTCTGCATTTGCGCAATATCTTTTGCCATTTCACTACCAAAACAATAACCAACATTTCTCCGATCTTTCTTATCCGTTAAATAGTCTTTAGCATATTGTAGCCGGTTATTTCCGTAAAAAGGAATCCTATCACTATCCAGCTTATTCATGATAATGTACATAAGCAGCTCTGCACTCATCTCTGTATCTGCTTTGTAAAATGCCTTTTTTACTTTCCTGATACTCTTTTTGTCAGGATCGTAGTACATGAGTCCCACGTTGTCAGGTACTTCTGTTTTTTTAATCAGCCCCTTTGGGACAACAAAATAGAATTCGTGGCAATACTGTAGATACAAATGCCATTTACCATCTTGTAAAAAATCTCCACGACTTACCTTTATTTCATAAATGGTTATCTTGGGATTGGTCCAGCTCTTATTAATTGCCAACCCATCAAATTTGAGCAACCCTTGTCCTTGTGGGAAATAAGTTGAACCGTTTTTACATTCTGTTATGAAAAACTCTTTATATCCGTGATATTCTGACAAGGCTTCCTTGACATCCATTGCTGTAACTTTTTGCACCTTTTAGCCCCCAATCTCATAAGCAAATTTCAATTTTTCGTCTCTGAGTATCCAATATGTACACCCAGCTCAAATGTTTCACACATACCATCTTCGTTTACAGCTACAGTATCCTTTTCCAGTATCTGCATACAATTATCCTCAAAGTAGTGCTTGCATTTGGAATTCCTGCAAAATATACCTCTGACTTTATTTGACATTCTTTATCCTCCTTGAAATCCTTTTGGCTGTTCTGTTTCAATCATTCTCTGTCCGCAAAAAATACATTCTGACATACTGTAAGGCATTTCTCCGCAACGAGGGCATTTGGGATAATAGGAAACATAGTCACCTAGACCACACTGCGGTTCCCATTCCATAGGCAAAGGCTTTCGTAATCGTCCGATCGGTACCACGAACAGTTCACGTAATCTTTGTTGACTCTGACACTTTTTGTCGAAACGTCTTCTTTGCCTATCAAAATATTTATGTCTTATCTGCTTTTCTTTCTCAGTGGCCGTCTTCCAGTCGAATTTACTTCCAATGCTATAAAAATAACGTTTTATTTTATTCATTCTTCCTCCGCTAAATTTCATTTAGTTACTTTCTTGAAGTATCTCTACTCCTATTACAAGTCTTAAAAAATACCTCCCATCAGCCGTCACTCGATACCAATTATCTGAGCTTTTTTCAGCAAAGCCAATGGAAACCAGTTGTTCCCATGATTCAACATCCTGCGGTCCTGTATTATAATAATTTCTATATGGTTCATACTTCCTGTGCTTTGTGCCACGTACTTTTCTGTTGTCAAATCCAATTGCATGTTTCATGTCTGATATTTGCTTATATGTAATATTTTCATATATAGCACTGCTTACCATATTCTTTCCTCCACTAAAGATTAAATTAGTTACATAATGTTCAGTTTAATTAATTAAAACCACTTCATATTACATTTATTATCAATACAATCTTTTACAATCTCTGAACATAGCGCAATCTTCTCTTCCGCAATATCCATAGCAGATATTATCATCATAATCTTTTATGACATTACAAATCTGTTTGCATTTTTCAAAAGATATCTGTCCACTAAAATCGGAAGCATATAAGAAATCTAATATCCCATGTGGAATGTTATGAGTGTCAGCTAATTCAGATATTTTTTTATTATATTTTTTAAAGAACTTTTTCTTCGCTTCGCCTGACAAGAATATTCCGTTTTTTATGTCTCTGTAATGCTGACCAATTTCATTTCCTGTTAATTCAGCTACCTTTATCCTTAAATTGTTAAATCCACCATACCCAAGATCTATTGAGTAATTTTTTGATTCTATTGTTACTCCCATTTTATTACCTACCTTTCATTTGCACTGGAAGAACTATCGCCTGCATTTCGCTGTTTTCAGCTCTGACTAACATTGGCATTTTCCCACCACCAAATGATAGTGAAATATCTTCACTGGTGAAAGCTTTCAAGGTTTCCAAAACCAGCCGGGAGTTGAACCCTATTAACAGCTTATCCATTGACTTCTGTAACTGGATAGTTTCGGAATAGTCTGCCGTACTATCCTTGATACTCAATTTTAAAGTATCTCCTTCAATATCAAATTTTGTAGGTGTCATTTCATCCGTACAGAGTTTTGCACGAACAATAGCATCTAGCAGCTCCGATCGCTTTACTTCCGTTTCCATAGGAAGATTGCTAAACATTTTTGTATAGGAAAAATAGTTCCCATCTATCAGTCTTGTATATACCTCATATTCCTCGGATCGGAAGATAGCACTGAATTTATCATAATCAATTGAGATTTCCCCGTTCATTTCCAATGATAGCAGTTTTTCAACAGCTCCCCTTGGTATTAACAGTTTAAATTTTCCATCAAAATCCTGTTGATCCCAGGCAAGTACATGACCGTCCAGACCTACAAAATTAAGTTTCCCTCCAACGGCTTCCAGACAAAGAGCTGTCATAAGTACGTTGCTGCTTTTCACCGGAATTGCATATAAAACATGTGCCATGGATTCTTTCAATAAATTACTCTTGATCTTTGTGCTACCTCCTCCTTCGGTAATATGATTTGTAGAATACAAATAATCTTCAGCCGGGAAACTATGATAGGAATTTTTAATCTTCCCAGTCTTAATCGTTAAAATATGCTTATCATCTTCCGTAAAACTAACTACCCCTTCTGGTAAGTTTTTAATCAAATCAAATGCCTTAGACGGTATGATGAATGATTCCCCCTCTACACCCTCTAATTTCGCCTTGATGGTCATCTCTCCATTGCTTGCTATTAAATAACCATCCTGAACCAAAATACCCATTAATGAAGGATTATTGCTGCTCTTTGGTACTATACTTTTCAGTTTATCAATCTTCTTTGCCAGTTCTGTTTTCTCAATCAACATTTATTTCCACTCCTTCCAACATTAACAATGTTCCCTTTTTTTCTGTCAGCCTGTATCGCTCCAGTTCATTTAGTTTCATATACTTTCTTCCGTACTGTCTTTTCATATCCCGGAATACCTTCCAAGGCACCCTGTAAAAGCTTTGGAATCCCATTGACACCATCACGAAGCACTGGGCGCCCATCCTCTGAAAGTCATCAAAGTTCTGCCGCTGCGTTTCGGTAACAACATCTTCTCGTATCCGATCACTGTCCGTGTGTTTTGCTTCGAAGATTATCGCCGTTCCATCACACAACACCCCTTTATAGTCTGGTTGAGCCTGTTTTTCAAAACAAGCTATGTATTGCCCTTTACCTCTTTCACCATATGGTTTCAAAGGACGCATGGGTTCCGGCGTTTTCTCCACAATTGCCATTCCCTTTTCACGGTAGTAGCTACAGGATGCGTCCAGCATTCCTTCAAACATTTCGCCGGCAGCTTTGGAACGGCGGCCGGCAAGTTGCCGTTTTATATCAGTCAAGATATCCACCTTCTTTTGCAAATCTCTTTAATTTATCCACCGTTCCCGGACCTATCCCGGGGATGATTCCATGAGTAGATAGTGGTTCAAAAAAATCCTTTATATCTCTACCCTTTTTTGCTTCATTCCTGCCCTCACTTCTGGCTTTTTCCACACGGTCTTCTACGTAATGAACTAACTGTTCATCTGTTAATTTCCGTAGTTTTACCGCTTTTTCATGAATTATATTTTCATCATTCGTCCTGCGACAGCTTCTTTTTTTCACTCTTCCTCCCCCTCTGCTTCATTATCTCCCACTTCAACTATGCGAGCCGCCCACATGTCGGCCCAATGGATTATCATGCTCAATGCGGTTTCTTTGCCGGAATAGGTGTACTTTAATACACTGTACATCCCGTTATGATTCAATATTGCATAGCTTTCGTCCTCTGTCAGTTCAATGAATTGGGAGGCTATCTGTATCCCCCTGATTTCGTGCTCTACAGGAATCAGCTCCGGGTTCGTAACAAATGGCTTTTTGGGGGATTGATAAGGTTCGGGAGCCGGATTCGCCTTAGTCACCCTCCCCTTTAACATGTTGGGTACATAGTTTGGCTTCCCGAACTGCCCCATTTTTCCAAGGTCATGTAACAATGCTGAAATAATGACCGAATTTCTCCAATATTCAATGTGCGGCTGCTCATAAAACGTATGTAATAGATTCATAGCCATATCGCATACGTTCAAACTATGCTCTGCCAGTCCGCCCTCATATGCCAGATGATAACTGCCGCTACATGGAGAAGAGAAAAAACCGTTCTCCTCCATATGTTCAATAAGTCTTTCCATGCCCGGACGTTCCGTTTCTAAAAGTAATACAACAATTCTTTCTTTAATTTCCATATCATTCATCCTCCTTGAAATTTATCAACTTCGGTATTTCTATTTTCATTTCATTGCAAAAACCAATAAAACATTCACGGCACATATGGCATAGCTGCTTCGGCATTTCTCCGCGCTTGGACCTAACCGCCATTGTTATCATTTCACTTTTCTTCATGTGCTTGCCACATCTGCAGCAATCGCCTTCAAGCTTATCTCTTAGTTTAGGGCTTAAAACTTGCCTTTTCAGCTGCTCTGGAAACTCCCTTCGCATATTTTGCTCTCCAACTATGCTAATCAGGCTGTCTTTCATAAACACTGGCACGCCGCAGCTATCAGCTTCAAGGACAATCTTACGAATCCATTCCCATTCTGGTACGGTTTTATCCTTCCTGCGTCCTGTTTCCGCACCAATAATAATCCATTCCGGCATATGAGCCATATTTTGAATTTCTATCCGTTCCATCAGAGGTTCAATTGAAACAAACCAATGGAATTTTTTATCTTCAAACCAAGCAAACGGATCTTCTTGTTTGGTAACAGATGTTCCAAACCAAAAATTATCCCTCCAAGGCAACTTCTTTTGTTCCTCAAGTTTGATATAACGATCAGGATATTTCGTGAGAAACAAGTAGTTATGCTGTTCATATTTTTCACAGACCTTAAATACTTCATTGATCCATTCATCCGGAACCCAGTCACCAAATATGTCAGCCATGGCGCCTACAAATATGTTGAATCCATTCTTTTTATTTTCCAGAGTGTTCAATCTGTATTTATGAAAGGTAGGGGCAAATCCAAAGGGATAAGGTAGCACTCCACCGGTTTGAGCCACAAATTTTTCTTCAAGAACGAACAAATCGCCTTCCTTTTTGTACTTGTTTGAACTCAGGTTCATCCGTATATCACCTGAAAATCTTACTGTCATTTTCCTTGCATAACAGTATTCACAGTCATGCCGACATCCGGTAATCGGGTTAAACACATAATCACACCATTCAATCTTGCTTCGGTTCATATGAAGTCGCCTCCTCCATCCTTGGTAATTTATCAAGTACATTGCAGGCCTGCTCTATTGCCTCTACATCATAAAAACTAAGTTCTGCACTATCTTTAATATCAATTAATCTTTCAACAACTTCTCCGATAATCATTCGATTTCCACCCCTCTTTTTTTTAACTCTGAAATCCAAAATTCTTTTATCTCTTCCGGACAATGTTCCATGGCATCTTTCCATGTTGGCCATCTTCCATGTTTATCGTAAAATTTATACTGATAAGCCAGTGATTGTTGATTATGAGGTTGTACCTTTTCATGTTTTGTAGCACAAATCGGACATATACCCTCTGGTGTATTTCCAATCAACGTCATTCCATGTCTTTCATCCAAATATCCCATTAGCTTTCCTCCCAATACTCTACAAAATATTCCTGCTGCGCATTTTTCTTATCTTCTTGCCCTGGTACCGCCTGACGACCAATTCTAACCGAATATCCGGATTTAATTAGCAGCGTGGCTATAGCAAGTCTATCCTCTTCGTTCCACTGCACGGATCCTTTTCTTATACTCCGAATTTTTTGCTTAGGCATACCTATCCCACCATCCTTACCTTATTACTGGCTTTCTTTTTATCTAACTCCTGCATTTTTCTTTCAAAAGCACCGACGAATGCCTTTACAACGCCATTCATACCGCAGTTTCTTTTTCCTCTACATTGAGCCACTTTACCATTACGGTACTCCATTGTGTAATACGGCTGCCCAGGATCTTCTTTTTTTCGTATAAACAAGATCATTGTCTCTCTTTTTGCCACTTTATCAACGTAGGTACCCACACAGTGATTGAGCGTCTGTCCCTCCAGTTTTATATCTTCAGCACTTTCAGGCATCACGATCATAAGCCCCTTATACTCCATTTGTAGCGGATTTACTTTACCGATCTCTCTAAGTGCTTCTTCCACACATTTCTTATATTCAGCCAGTGCGATAGCTGCTTGCCTATCTCGTTCCTCTTTTTCCTTTCTAGCGATTTCATCTTGCTTTGCCTGATATTCAGCACTCACACGATCATGTACCGGATAGAAATTACCAGGGAAAAGATCGAAAGGATTTTTCAAATCATATCCAAGTTTCTTACACCATTTCGTATACTCCAACCAGTCAGAACTAACCCGCTCCTTCTTATCACTTTCAGTATCACTTTTCCGTTTTTGGGGAATATGATACATTGCATTGCAGCATCCTTCCTGCTCTAGATCAGGAAGAGACAGGCTCTGTTTATCAAAGTATTTCAACATTTTATGTAATGTTGTGTATTTCGTCATTCTGATCAAATCCGTTTTACACCCATGAACTGTATATAAGTACATAAGTTCTTTAGGTTCGGGCATATAATCAATCTCATGACTTGCCTGTAACAATCTCAACAAATCACTATCTCCATCTAATTCCTGTAAAATTTTTATGTAAGGCTTCGTAATTTTCAAAATTTCACACATAGATTTTCCGTCAGTATTCAGCCGATGCGTTCCTGATTTCAATCCTCTTGCTAGATTAAATAATCCCATTTTTATGAAATATTCCATATATGGTCTGTATTTAAAGTCTCTCAAATAGTGCCAATGTGGTAGCTCTTCACCAACATATTGATTTTGTAATATTTCCAAAGAACAATATTGATATGATGTACCGCTCCATGCTTCAGGTAAGTTATTCGTATATAATACGGAATTTGCACAGTTCCACTTATCCATATCATTGCACCATCTGGTTTTCCCTGACTGTTTGAAGTCACCCCACTCATACGTTTTTGTTTTTCCTTCTTCATAAAATATCCTGACTCGTTCGCCTAAATATAAGCTGCTGACCTTAAATTCTTTTGGGGAATAAGTTTTACATGCTTTGAAATATCTCATGACAAACCCTTGCTCCGTCTTTTGCACTATTGAAAGCCATGCATCATCATTTATATAGGCTGGTAATAATCCATAGGCTTTATATTTCCCATGAGTACCACATACCGGACATTCTCCTTTTTCGTTATTGCGGGGCTTTGATATCTCCTTATCTATATGAAATTTTGTTTTGCAATGGGTGCAGAAACAATCAAGTTTCTTTTTCCGGGTACCCGATTCATAAATGAGATACCGGCTGAAATATAATCCAGTTTCATCGGCCCAATTTTCAAAGTCCCCTGGAAGTTCTCCAACTGTTTTCATTTTAGTGTCAATTGAATCTTTTTCTTTCTTATGGCGTAGCTCCAGCCTTTCAGCCATAACCTCATCCTGAAATCTTTCAAATGCCCTCCAGATGCTTGAATCTCCCTTATTGATATACTTATTGATAAACATTTTCGCATTATGAAAATCCTTATCGGTGGCAAATGCCGTATTGAATCCCTTCTTTCCGGTATCCCACCAATACCATCCAATGATATTTTTTAAACTTCCCGTTTTCCATTTAACTCTTGATTCTTTTAAGTCCTGAGTGATATAATCATTACAGGAAATAAATGTCCTGAATGCTGCTTCTGATTTCTTCTTTATGAGTTGCGACCTCTCGAAGAAATTCAGGAGCAGTATTATTTCGCCGGATAATTCAAAGCTGTTCGTTGTAACAAAATAGTTTTCTCTCTCTATCCTCTCGGCCAGAAAAAACATTTCTTTAGAAGCCTCCGATCTTTTTACCTTTGCAAGTTCTCTTTTATTCATTCCTTTTGCCCCCTAAAAATCAAATAATAATATCTGACCTTCCATTTCATTTTTCTTCTTATGTTCGGAGATGATTTTATTCGATTCTGATTTATCGGTTGCAGATTGTATCACTTTTCCCGGGTCTTTGGTATCTGTTTTTTTTGTACTTTTTTTAACAGCCTCCTTTTGTTTCTTTTTAACCTCGGCTTGTTTTTTCTTTCTCTCTGCTTCCTGCTTGGCTTTCAACTCTTCAGTAGCTTTATCATCCAACTTGAAGTAATCTTCCGCCAGCTTTACACAATCATCCCTGCCAATAGCCACACATTGCATTCCACTTCTCTCTTTTACCTTTTTCTTTACCTGTTCATAAATGTAATTCATGCATTTTTCCATTGTTTTATGTTCCTGTAAGATAAGATCTTGTAATTCCCCTATATATGAAATATGGTCTGCTATATACTCACCAACGTCTTTTAAATTCTCTAAATTCTTAGCTTGTCCTTGAAGTTTCTCGCTGGCTGAAGTAAACTGTTCGCCACCTGATTTTTTCTCTTTCGCTTCAGGGTTTGTCTGCTCTTTTTTTTCTTCGATTTTTGCATCTTCTTTCAATGCTTTTCTAACCGATTTCCAAGTATCCGACTGCAATGCTTTAGCATTATGGTCTTCTACCTTCCCTGGCTCCATAAGTAAAGACCTGCTGCCATTTATGTATTCTTCTACATCTTTCTCTGGAACATTATTTTCCTGACCAAGCAGCCTGATTTCCTCAATTTCATCTGTTTCTTTGAGGTTTTTGGCAAGCTCGTTTAGATCTTCTATAGACTTTATATCTCCAAAAATCTTTTCACTCATCTATCTGCGCTCCTTTCTTTTCAAAAACTTCCGGCCAACAGTAGGCACAAATTAGTTCATATTCCAAATTAAAATTCAATGGAATTTTAAAGTGCTTTGTCGGATTTGACTTTAATGCATACTCTCCTAAAACTCCCTCATCTTCATAAAGTAACCCGATTAAACGTCCAAGAGTTCCTTTTTTAACTTGTACCTTATTCGACATATCTGCATATTCAAATTCATAATCAGAAATTTCAAGCTGATATTGTATAAAGTAATCATTGCAATGCACAAACTTAGATAAATGTCTTGCCCCTGAATATGCGTCAATATCTCTCCACCATTCCGGCAAACCAGACCATCCTGCTTCCATTCCCGGACTAATACGATACAATGTCATAAGCTCATCTCTCGGTTTTCTGCAACGCATTCCATTTTTCCAAGCATAGAACTCATAAAATATGAATTGTTCTCCAAGTTTGCAAGGGAGATACCATTTCACACTTCCACCTCCTTATCAAAATTAAAGAAAAAATAAAATTTATTTTCCTGATTTACCTGCTTCTTAAATTTTGATTTTTCCTTTGACATACTATCCATAACGGCAAATGCCCGTCTCCAATGCCAAACCTTGCTATTATATAGGGGTGTATACCAAAATTCCTGTCCTTCCTGCTCTGCCGGCATAAGTGGGGAGCCAACGACCGGATTTGTAAGGCTGTTGCCAATTACTATATATCCCGGACACCCCATTAATGATAATTGGATATATGCCATCATCCCTACAACTCTATCAATGTCTTGACCGACGAAAAGCACATGGTTTTGATAATTTATCTGCTGCCTTTGTAAAGTATTTGCAGCTGCTATCAACATTGCTCCGCCGCCAACGCATGGATCACACACTGAAATCCATCCTTTTTCCTCTATTTCCTTTTCACAACTTCCGATAGTCGTTTCCGCCATCATCCGGGAAACAGTATATGGTGTGAAAAACTGCCCTTTCCAATGGTTTCCCAGATTCAGCTCCATATATAACGAACCGAGAAAATCCTGATCTGGATCCCGCTCTAATGCATTCACTATGATTCCAAATAAGTGTGCCGGTTTCTCAACCCCTCCAAGTCGTTTTATGCACTTGGCATATTCCTTTTCCCTTGATTCAAACCGTGGTTCTGTCCTGTCGGTCACATTGCTGAGGGAGCAGGCCATTGCAGTTATCAAGTCTGCCCAAACCTCCCATGAGGATCTTGTATAGCAAAGCTTTTTAAAGAGGTCCAGAAATTCTTTTTTACTTGCACTATTCATGTCTACCTCCTATTTGCTGTTTAAAAGTTCCTTTTCAAGAGACTCCATATCATAGTCTCTCTGCGGAAAATTATTAAAAGCATTCTTAGGTTTGGCTGCTGCTTGTTGCTTTCCGTTTCCCCTATTCTGCGATTTTTGTAACCAGCCGTTTATAAATCTACGCATTCCTCTCTCTGTCTTTCTTTTTGCAACATTAGTGTCAAGCCAAGCTTTCATTGACCTTAATTCCTGCATTAAATCCAAGTGCGGATATGTCTCCTTGAAGTAATCAAACAATTCCTTAGTAACCTCATACTCTCCGCCGCCATTCAGGGTAAGGGTTATCACACATTCTTCTGTTTTAGGTGATTTTTGCATAGACTGCTCCTGTTCGGAGTCAGCTGGCTCCGTGCAAGAATACGAAGTATTCTCTTTTTCTTTTATATTCTTATTCTTATTAGGCGGGAGGCTTCCCCGAACCTTCCCCGAACCCTCGCCGACATTTCGCCGAACGTTCGACGAATCTTCACCGAGTAGTCTGGAATGTTCCTCCGAATAATCGGGAATCCTGCTTATTGAGGGTCTGTCGACCCTCTGCCATATTGACCAATGATAAAATTGATAATATGTATTGCCGTCACATGCGAGGTAGATATAAACGGACATATTAGCGGCTATCTCCTGTAGCGACTTTTCTATGTCGGTCGTTCTCACGTCATCATCATACGGGAATATCTTTGATTTCAATAACGATGCATTGGCCTTTCCTTTTCCATAATCATCTGCAAGGCTAAACATTCCTATAAAGAGCAGCCTTGAAAATACATTTAATTCTTTAAAATCCTCTGACTCCCATATCTCAGGGCTAATCATCCTCTTACGAGCCAAGTCATTATGCCTCCTTTCCCGGTGTGGGCAAAGACCTTCCCACACCGTAATTTATTTCGTGATATATTGAAAGGTTTTATCCCATAAGGACCTTACTTCCTTGCTCTGTCTTTACTACATCTAAGCTCTGTGGGAATCTTGATTTCATTGTTGGATCGTGTGTGATAGCCATAATCCTGATATTTGGGTACCGCTCCCGGATAGTTTCTAAGGCGTCGCAATATGCTTGGATTCCGTCCGCATCCAAGAACGGAGGTTCATCAATAAAGAGCATTCCAAACTGAATGCCGGCAGTTGAT